TATGTTCTACAATGTAGTAGACTGGTTTATGACTTTACCAGAGCCAAACATGGCACAAAGTGGATTAGTTAGTATAGTAGTAGGCGCAGGTGCAGCATGGTTTGGTTTGTATGTAAATAGTAGTAGTGGAAATCAAAAGCAAGTAATTGTACAAACTACTGCACCATCGACTACATCAAGAGTAGATGTAACTAATTTTGAAGAAAATCAAGAAGACAACCCATTTAGGTAAGCACATGTATCAACACCACATCCAATTAAAAACACCAGAAAAACTATCGTCAGAAGATGCAATCAACTGGTTTAAATCAGTAGAAGAATTTGGTCCTGAAAATATTGTATATAATAGACAACAAGGCGACCATTTCGTTGCTGTTGAATATGGACTATGTCAAGATTGTGAGTTTCCACATACATACTTAATATCACTAGCTCGTGATATGACTTCTGAAGAAGCACGTTTTGTTCTTGTTGCTTGGGAATATATGTATGATGGTGATTTTGACATTGAACTAAGCAGTGGATTTGAAAGTGGAATGTTATCAACTGGTATTGAGCAAAACATAATCAGTATTGATGAAGAAGTTCGAACACAAGCAATTAGTGAAATGCAAAAGTGGAGACACAATCGTTGGTACCAGCAAAAAATGACTGAAGGCTGGAGACATGGTGCATACTATAATAGCACAGAAAAGACACATCCAGCTCTAAAAGATTGGGATAATTTAACGGAAAGCCACAGGCGTTCTAATGAATATACTGATATGGAAATTTTAGAATGGCTAAAGAAGAGTCAAGTAATTAAATAAAGTGGCACTTCCAATATGGATATCAGGATTTACAGGAAGCATGCCAGACGCTCTGGCATGGTTAATCAATGGAAGCCCTGAGTGTTGTCCTGAACTAAGTAACTGTTTCGATACATTTGATAACGATCTTGGTGGTATGTGGGATGCACCTGGAGAAGCAGATCTTGAAGATTATAAAATTCTAGGCAGAAAGAAATTTTGGAATCCGTTAATTGCTAGTACTGATCCTGAATACATAGACCTACGTCATGAATTTGACGACGCCACTAAACTAGCAAGCTTATTAAAAAATGATGTAGAAATGATAGGTCGTAGAGAACACTATGAGCATTATGCTGAAAAGTGTTCACTATTGCCTCCAAGGCAACGATTTCATGGCATGCAAATTAGAACAGCTAATCTAGATAGTGCGTTACAATGGGTTCCTGGCAGCAGAGCAATATGGGCAAGTGCTTGGAGTATTAATAACCCTACTGTTATATACAACTGGACTGATATGTCAGTAAGAGCAAACATGGAAAATGGACTTGGCAAAGGGTTGCTTACAAATGAAAAATTTAATACAATAAATTGGCCTCCTGAAACAGGCAATAGTAGCAATGGATATATACCTGAACAAGATATGGAATCTATATCACATGCATATTCAAAACATATTTTAGCAAACATGTCATTATGGGTAAAGTTACAACCCAAAGGAGTTAAGTTTATATCAATTGATGATTTCATGAATCATGAAACAGTTATGGATTTATATAAGTTGCTTAACTTAACCCCTCCAACAAATGAATGGGTAACCAAATGGTTAAACATGTTTAGAGAAAAGTCAAATTATAGTAAAGTAGGATACAATCCTAGTTTAGACGACATAAAAGAGTTAACTCGTATATCTCTAATAAACAAGTTAGACAATGAAAGTGACCACTTATCAGATTTTGAAAAGGCGTGTGTGCGAGAAAAAATAAATGAACTAGCACCAAATTAGCTATTGACATCAAGATGCATTGGTGCTATATTATATCTATATTGTTAGGAGACAAATGTATACTATGTTCAATCATGAATTACAACGTGTAGGATTTGCATGCAAATACATGCACCCAGACCAGACGCAAAAGCCAAAAATCCTTAAAGAAATACAAGGCCAATACAGTGAGCGTAGTACTACCATTACATGGCTAGATAGACAAACTCCAGATGTAGCAGAAGAAAAGCTATGGGATTGCCTTGTAACTAATGCACGTAATGCAAGGCGACTTATTGAATACGTAGGTAATTTACCTGAGCAACAACGTATGGTACGTTTAGGTAGCAATATGATGCCTGCATATACACATCCAAACTGGAAGCATTTTTATGCTCGTAACGATGTTCGTGACGTAGCAGAGCGTGAATGGAGTAAGACTGGCGAAGTAGCTGCTAGCTTAGATGTACGTCTTAGTATGCATCCAGGACAGTTTACAGTACTAGCAAGTGACAATCCTGACATTGTTGAACGTAGTTTAGAGGAGTTCGAGTATCATGCGGATATCATCAGGTGGATGGGCTATGGTAAAACTTGGCAAGACTTCAAGTGTAACGTCCACATCAGCGGTAGACAAGGTCCAGCCGGTATCAAAGCCATCCTTCCAAGACTGTCTACAGAAGCAAGAAACACTATTACTATTGAAAACGACGAAAACAAGTGGGGTTTGGCTGATAGCTTAGAGCTTGAAAATGATGTTGCTCTTGTTATCGACATACACCACCACTTGTGCCGCGAAGGCGAATATATTAATGCAAATGATGATCGTATCAAACGTGTTATTGATAGTTGGCGTGGTGTACGTCCTGCAATGCATTATAGTCAGTCACGTGAAGATATATTACTGGAGCATGGCACAGATGTACGACCAGATTTTGTAGAGCTATATGAGACAGGATACAAAAAAGGTAAGTTACGAGCGCATAGTGACTTTATGTGGAATACAGCAGTTAATGAATGGGCTGGTACATTTCGCAAGGACTTCGACATTATGGTCGAAGCAAAGGCTAAGAACTTAGCAAGTATACCATTCGAGGAAGTGACACGATAAATGACTAGATTTGTTTTTAATTGGCCAAGTGGAGCAGGGGGAGATTTTTTACTAGCCCTGCTATACACTTACTACGACCATGACGGATCATTTTATAGCAATCCAAGACTTAATTTGTGGAGTGTACAAAACAAGTACACTGAAGGATATCGTACTTTTAAATACTTTGATCAACCTGAAAAGCAGCAAGAAATTCTAGACAATATGCCTGATATGTGTACATTACAGACACATAGTATTGCAAATCACGATCCATTAAGATACGATGATGATGTACAGGTAGTTAACATATTCTTTGAGGATATTTTTGTTGAAGCATATTGTCATGTATTGTACAAAATGAAAACAGTAACTTTGCCGCATGATGATTTTCAAGGTATGGTTAACATGAACGGCAAATTACCTAACTCTAAAAATATGCATAATATATCTTATAACAAATTGTTTATTGATCAAGACCCAGATACTATTAATCAATTGTTTAATGTATATAATATTACTGATTTTGATATAAATGAAATACAAATGCTACTTAAAGCATATACTGATAAGAACGATCGCATTATAAGAAAAGTATTTTACGAAGACGAAGTTGATCGTACTGGGGCGCAATATGCATATATGCATAGACGTGATAGTATACGTTTCTGTTTAGAAACACCTGCTCGTGCAACTATTGATGAGCAACGTAAGATAGTCCAGGGGATTGAATACTTTGACAGGAATTAACCCCTTGATGCACTGGACTAAACGCCAAAATGGCTATCATTGTTTTGTATATGATAGCGCAATACCCAATCAAGTAATACTTGAATGGTTACAGAATAATACCTCAGGTTACTATGAAAGCCGTATTCATTACCAAGGTGGTGATGAATGTGCTGAAATAACGCTGAGCGATCCTGCTGATGCAATGTTGTTTAAATTAAACTTTCAAAACTACTCAATTGCATAAATATCTATAAGAGGACTAATATTATGAAAATAGATGAAATCTACGAACTGAAACGATTGGCTGGTATTATTGACAAAAATGGCAATGATATTCAGAGCGAATCAGGTACACCTAATATTAGCAATATCGGCACAGAAAAATCACAGTATCAAACAAAACACAAAGTTAGACCTGGCACAGATGAATGGTTTAAATTATGGTTTTCAAGACCACACTTAACTGGTGAAAAATCGATGCCAAAGGATAAAAAATGAGAATTACAGAAGTAGACCAGCCAGTATCACAAATACAAATAGATGCACTTGAAAAGGCACTTGATAAGGTATTTGCACAAGTAGGTATTGATGTAGAATTTACCCGTCACTTTTTAGATCGTGTAAATGACGAACGTAATATAAAACAAATTACACTTAGTGAATTAGGACAGTTGTTTAAGAAAGAGTTTATCAAATTTGGTAAACCAATTGCACAAATGGGTCCAGATGCACAGGCAGTAATGAAAGATATGTCATCAGATATCAACATTCCTTTTGCATTAGATTGGAATTCACAAACTGGTATGCTAGAGCTAATTGCTAAAACTGTAATGCGTAAAAAGAACTTCAGTACATCAAACAAAGAGTTTGCTGTTGAAAGCGTAATTATGGAAGGCGGCAGTATGCCAGGTGTTGGAGTTATCCATCACAGCGAAATTGAACCAACACTTGATAAACTAGAGAAAGAATTAGGCATAGATCTTAAAGGGTTTACTCTTGGTAGCGTAGGCAAAAAAGAATACAGTGGAGACATTGATATTGCTATTAACTTACAGCCAGAAGATTTACCAGAGTTTATGAGTAAACTAGAAAAAGCACCTAGCATTTTGGATGTTAAAAAATCAAGTGTGTTTATGACATCAGTTGATATTGTTGGATATGATCGAGACAAAAATAAAGAAGGTATGGTAAGAACAGGCAAAGTACAAATTGACTTTATGCCAGGCGATCCAGGTTGGATGAAAACGTTCTACCATGCTCCGCACGAAAAAGGCATGAGTACAGACGGTAAGCACAGTAAGTACAAAGGTGTGTTCCGTAATATTATGCTTTCAGCTATTGCAGCAAACAAAGATCCTGTTGCAAGTGAGGACAAGCTAGATGATGGAAGAAGTATGAAAGTTGAACGTTTCATGTGGAGCCCAACAGATGGTTTGATACGTGTAGAACGTACACCAGTACTTAATAAGGCTGGAACGGCATACACAAAGAAGAATAAGAACGTAATAAAACAAGGACCATGGAAAACAGCAGATGAGATTGCTGAAGTCCTAAGCCTAGGTGATGCAGAAGCATTATATAGTTTCGAGACATTGTTTGACGCAGTTAAGAAAAACTTTAGCAGTGATGCACAAAAGAAAATCTTCACAAACTTTGCTCGCAACCACGTCATTCAGGATATTGGTATTCCTGAGGAGGTACTGGAGTATGTATAATGAAATTTTGGCTATTAGTAGTTCTTTTTGTAACTACAGCTAACGAAGAAGTAACACTAGATGGTTGGAGCCCAACGCAACAGCCAACATTGGAAATTTGTAATCAGAGAAAAGAATTTCTAATAGATTATGTTAATAACGCATATGATTTGCCAGAAGGCATAAAAGAAGTAAAAGTAATATGTAAAGAAGTAATTTGGGATTAAAATGAAGATACGTGATATTTTAAATGAAGATGGAGTTATTGTTCCTGGTGTTAACACCACAGTAGACGTCAAACCTGGCGAAACTGAACGACAAGCAGCGAAATTTGGTAATGGCAAAATAAAAGAACTAATGCCTAAGGCACGTAAGAACAGCAACCCAAATACTCTATTCAATATGGGATTATCAGACAGAGGGTAACAGTATGCAACAACAGCAATTGATAAGTCATGTGGTATCAGCATTCCAACAGGCAACAATGCATACTAATCCGTTTGAGCATATAGTAATTGAAAATTTTCTACCACAGGAAATATTTGATCAATTAGCTGATGTTATAAAAAATACACACACTGGGGCTAAAGACGATAGATTTCTTTTAGCTCATCAATTGCAATATGATACTAGAAAATCTAAAGACCATCCAGAATTCTGGAAGGAATGGTATAATGTATTTGAAAGCGATGAAGTAATAGATACATTAAAGAATATTTTTGGTATTGATGATATTGAGTTTACCCAATTCCATATACACAAAAGTCAACCAGGATATACATTAAACACTCATACTGATAATAAACCCACCTTTAAGGACATGGTAAGTTTTCAATTGTATGTTACAGAAAATGATCCTGATAATGGCGTAAGTTTATGGGACGATGACCGCAACAACGGCGGGACAATTCAGAATTACATAGAAAACAAACCCAATACAGCATGGATGTTTAAATGTAATAATAGTACATGGCACAGTGTAGAAAAATGTACAACAGATAGACATAGTCTATTAATAAGGTATTGTTGTAATACTGAGTTATTTAAAATATAAAGGATTGGATATGAATAAAGTAATACAAAGGGAGTTAACACCAACACAACTTAAACATTATATTGAAAAATATAAAGAACATGAAAAGAACCGTACTAGTACCAACGATCGTAATAAATACTGGCGTAGCTATTTTACACCATCAAGAAGTGAAACTAGCTTTGATATGGGAAAGTTTTAAAATGAGAATAACAGATTTATACGAAAGTAAATTAAATGAAGACATGGGAGCTTTGCCTAGCATGGCTGAGCTTATTGTCATGGCAGTAGTAGCGCAAACATCGTTTGCTGCATTAAAGATGATGGTAAAAACAGCATACAAGACTGGTAAAGGTCTTAACAAAATTAGAAAGCTTGCAAAAGCAGCAGGCGTTGCACTAGATGCAAAAATCAATCCAGACATGTACTATGATGACGAAGATGAAGTAATGGAAGCATATATTAAAACTAGCAAAGATGCAAGTGATGCACTAGGGGTATTGCGTGGCAAAGGCAAAAAGATTGAACGTGGACAAGACGATGATCAGGGCAACTTAGCAAACCAATATGCAAGCGATACATGGGATGTATATTCTTGGATCGAAGCAAGAACTAATAGGTTCCAAAATATAGATCCAAAGTTCAAGTCTGCAATCGATGACATGATGACACTACGTAGCGAAGCAAAGAAGTTAGAAACTAAGCCAGGTTCAGGCAAGAATAGTCGCTTTGGTAATCAAATTGTAACTACATTATATCCTGTAATGCAGTATATTGATGCACACAACTTTAATCAAGACGATGTAATGGAAGATGCAAATAGCAAAATGTTAGATGCAGCAATGAAGGCCATAGAACATATGATTAAACAAGACGGTAATAAACAAAGTGTATCAGGATACGCATATGAAGTAAGTCGTGTATTTGGTGGAAAACCAGACGCACGTACATTAGCCGCACATTATGAAAAGGAAAAACTAAATGCTAGTTGAAGATATTGTAAGCGAAGAAATTACCTTAACTGAAGATATCACATTAGAAGAGCATGAAGACTTTCATGAGCATTTTGGTTATCTTGCATACTGCGAAAATGGTTTATTTGAAGCAGAATATCAAGGACGTACTGTTAAGCTAAACAAGCCAATGCAAGGCGATGTTAAAAAGTTTAAAGTATATGTAAAGAATCCAAAAGGCAATGTAGTTAAAGTTAACTTTGGTCACGGTGGTACAAGTGTTAAAGGCAAAGCAATGAAGATCCGCAAAAATAATCCAAAAGCCCGCAAGAGCTTTAGAGCAAGACACAACTGTGATAGTCCAGGACCGAAGCATAAAGCACGTTACTGGTCATGCCGTAAGTGGTAATCCCATGTTCATTAGAGAGATTACCGAAAACAAAGCAATAGAAATGAAAATTAGCGATTTGACTATCAGTGATGCTGGTATGGCAATCGCACAATCAGTAGGTGGCGGAAGTAGAACAGATGCTCCGTTGGCAGTTACAAAACTCCCATCAGGTCATGTATATCTTGTAAATGGGTATCATAGATTGGTAGATGCTATACAGGCTGGCAAAGATACTGTATCAGTAGAATATGTTCCATATGAAAAAGTAGAAATACTTTGGAAACAAGAACGTGAACAAGATATCATATACGGTAAACAGTTTAACGAAGAAGTATACGGTAAACAGTTTAACGAAGAAGTTGAAGTATCATTACACGGAGATGCTAAAAAAGGTTATACGCTATCTAAGATTAAAGTATCAGGCGATGAGCGTAATGCTGGTCAAGGTACAAAAGCAATGCAAGATATTGTTGACAGAATGGATAGCGAAGGTGCTATTATCGCACTAACCCCAGACAGTGCGTTTGGTGGGAACAAAAACAGACTAATTAAGTTCTATAAGCGTTTTGGTTTCGTACCAAACAAAGGTCGTAACAAAGACTTTCGCTTTAGAGAAACTATGATCCGTTATCCACAGACTGATGTAGAAGAAAACTTTGCTGACGGTAAAGTAAAAGGCAAAAGCAGACCAGGCAGAGTAAAAAAGTCAGGTGCAAGTTGTAACGGTAGCGTAACAGAACTAAGATCCAAAGCAAAAAAGGCAAGCGGTGAGAAAGCAAAAATGTATCACTGGTGCGCCAATATGAAAGCTGGCAAACGATAAATACTTTTAAGGAGTCATCATCATGAAAATAAATGACATTTTAAATGAACACGGATTAGTACCTATGTATAGTACTATGAAAGCCTATGGTATGCGCAAAAAGACTACCAATGGTCAAAAGCACTTTGTAACAGACGACACTAAGTGTAGTAAAGTTGGTGCATCCAATTGGGAAAACTCTAAGAAATGAAAATACAAGATATCTTAACAGAAAAGTGTTGGAAGGGCTACAAAAAAGATGGTATGAAAACCATGTTTGGAAAACGTGTACCCAACTGTATTAAAAAAGCAAAGAATGTAAAGAATTAACGATGCGAATTAAAGACATACTAAAGTTGCCTAGTATTGAAATTGGAGACGAGATACTCGTTGGCAAATTTAAAAATCGTAAAGCTACTGTAACTGGCTTCGGAAAAGATGAGAATAATCAGCCTGTGTTAAAAACAACCAAAGGCGATCAAAAACTGTTCAAACCAAGAATAGTAAAATTAATGAAAGACGAATAAATGTTTAGTAAACAATGCAAAGCACACTTAGCAAACGTAAAAATGTCAAGATGGGAACACTTTAAGTTTGCATTTGGGTTCTTAGTAGAACTTAAAAAAGCAGAGCTAGCCTTACTGGTACACATGTTTGTTCCACGTTGCTGTGAAACATATGCAAGTAAAAAAATTAAAGAACTAGCAAAAAGGCTCGACAATCACCAATAGGTAAGTATAATGAAGATCGAACTACGTAGATTTCAATCTAAAGACTTCTATAAATTAACAGCAATAATTGATAAAGATACAGCTATTGCAGCAGGATTAACTTGGCCATTCGATCGCGAAAGTGCTATGTCATTTATATGTGAATATAATACATGGGGTATATATCACAGTGAAGTTTTACTAGGTGCAATTGAGATAAGAAGCAATTTAGAGACAGCATATTTAGTAGGTAGACAATGGCGTGGTAAAGGAATAGCAACACACGCAGTAAAATTAATTAAAGAAAAATTTGCAGATAAACAACTTTGGTGCTTGATTAATCCAGAAAATCGTGCTAGTTTAAGAGTAGCACAAAAAGCAGCAATGCGTATAACTTATTATAATGGATAAAACCAATGGCTAGAAAAAAATTTAACCCTGAAGAATTGCAAGAAACTGACGGTCCTATGAATGATGTTGCAAAAGCTGATGCAATGGTATATGCAAAAGCTGACCCAAATAGACCAATGGATAACAAACGAAAACGTATTGTAGTCGCCAAAAAGCAACAAATTAAAAATAGTACAAATAAAGCCAACAGACGTAACAGTAAGAACATTATTCGAAACTTAGACAAATGAACGAATAACATAAATACATATATGAAGATAATCGATATCATAATAAACGAAGATGCTGACGCAGGCGCCACAGCGAGTGCTGATATGGCGACAGTTGTGTTTCCTTTGTTTGGAAAAAAGAAAATGGTACGAAGAGCCGTAGATCCCAAGGGATATTTAGGCGCAGGAAAAATAAAAAGTGTTGGCTATGCTAACCCAGTAAAGGTAAAAAACAAATGAGTAACACACAAAAAATTGATAATACATTTAGCAGAGCCGCAACAGAGCTTGCTAAATTAGAAAAAGCATTTGCTGAGAATGGCAAATTAGACGCCGCAGTTTTAGAATCACGTGGTGACACAGCAGTATTAGCTATTGTAAGAGAAAATATTTCAAAAGCCATTAACGCATTAACTACTACTACACTTACCGAAGGTGTACTAGACGGAGATGACGAAGATGGATTTATGGCACGTAGCCAATTATATTTCCTAGCACAAGATTCAATTAAATTACATGGTGCAATTGATGACAGAGATAACTTAGAGCCGTGGGTTCAAAGTAAAATTGCACAAGCAAGTAAAGATATTAATGCAGTTGGACGTTATATTGAATATAACAAAACACAAGAGCCAGAAATGGAACCACAATTACCAGCAACAGTTGAGCCAGAAATGGTTCCTGAAGCAATGGATCCAGCATCACCTGAACTAGCTAAAATCTTTGATAACTTAAAGCGTGGCGATAAAGTTAAAATTAAGCATGACAGTGCATTAGAAAAAGGTACTGATTATATCGAGTACGTAGTTAAAGCAAACAATGTTTTAAAGAATGGTGTTGGAAAAGCAACACTAGCAAGAGCAGATAGTCCAACAAGTGTTAAGCGTGTACTTTATAAGCGTAACGGCAAAGTGACTATGGCTATTGGCGATATGGCAGCAACATTAGTAGATATCCAGGTAGACGAAGGGTATACAGTTTTACCACCTATGGATCCAAAATATATTGAACGTGATGGACTAGAAGGACCATTTCCTACAAAATCAGGAAAAGTAGTTTATTACGATCCAAAAGAAGGTAGTTACTACGATCCAGACACAGACATTTATCTATCATATGATGAATGGAAAGAACTAGATGAAGGCACAGCAGATCAATCAATTAATGAAGCAGGTGGATACTACACTCAACCAGTATATGCCATGATTAAACAACATGGTTATCCAAAAGTAATGCACAAACTATTAACATCATTAGACGCAGATGTTATTCAAAGTTTTTTACAACGTGCAGATTTAGATGAAGGCACAGCAGGTTGTGCAGACTGTGAATGGATCTCTAAAGAAACAGACGGCGATATTGATACATGTGATGAGTGTGCAGAAGAGGCGATGTACGAAGGCAAGTACAAGTCACATGCACAACGTAAAGCAGTACATGCATCAAAAGCAGAAACAGCAAACGAAGCTATGAGCTTTGATGATAAACAAGACAGTGATTTAAAAACTATTGCAGGCGATATGTTCAGCAAAGCAAAAAAAGCTGCTAAGAATAAGGTGAAGAGATAATGAGACTTAACCACTTAGATGAAGGCAGTTTAGCAGGTGCTATTAGACGTGTTAAAGCTATGAAAGCTGAAGGAATGGGCAAAGCAGAAGCTCATTTTAACGCTAAAAAGATGGGCATTCATGCCAAAGTGGTTGACGACATTTTTGATAATGACGACAGTATGAACGAAGATGAAAGCAAGCAAGTATATACAGTATATATTAACGGCAAAAAATGGAAAGCGTTTTACAAAGAAGAAACTGCCAATAAAGCAGCAGCTACTATTGCTGCCAAAGGTAAAAAGACTGAAGTTAAAGCTGGTCCAGCACCAGAGTATAAGCCACGTGAGTTTAAGCCAGTAACACCAAAGCCACAAGATCCAAAACAAAAAGCAGCAATGGACAAAGCACTTGCATCAATTGATGCAACATTTGGTCCAGAACAACGAGCTATTAGTGATCAAGTATTAGCTATGGCACGTACTGCCAAAATGCTACAAGATCCAAAATGGGCTGACCGTGCCTGGAGCAATGTTGAGCCGTACGGTATCAAAAATGTAAAAGATCTAACACAAGAACTAAAAATTATGCGTAACAACCAAAAAGAAGTTATGGATGCAGATACGGAAAACTTGAACAAGAATCCAGAAAGTAACATCAAACATATTGATAGATCATTAGCATTGCTTACTACAAATGAAGCAGTAAGCGAAAGCCAAGTTGGCATGCAAAAAGAACAGTTGGAAAATATACTTTTAAGTATGCAATATGATATCAACGAAAAACAATTGCTATCAGCACACAAAGATCAATTAATCAACCAACATAATGAGATAATGGAAATATATGAACAACTTGAATCAGGCGAGATAACTGAAGAAAGATTGGATGAAGTATTACCATTAGCAGCATTAGCATGGACTGGCGCACGAGCAGCTGCAGGCGCAGCTTTGAGAACCGCTGCAGGCCAAGCATTAAAGCGTGGAGCAATCCAAGGTGCAAAACGTTTAGGGTCAAAAGTTAGAAATGCATTCAAGCGTGGTAATCGTGGCAAAACTGCTCGCAGTGCGGCAATGGGTGCTGATATCGGCGGTAACAGAAATTATGGAGATTTGAATTTAACTAATCGTAGTGGCAGTGGCGGAGCAGATGTATCTGGTCTAGGTTCAGCTGATGCTGCGGCAGTATCAAAAGGATATACCTAATTGGCATATTGCAATAACTGTGGTCGTGAAAGCCATTGTGGAACAACATTAACGGCTAGCGAATTTCAATTTGGAACAAACCAAATGCCATTTGAGGCAAAGATTTGCAGTCATTGTGTATGTACAGAATGTAGTGGAAAAACGTGCCACAAATGTAGAAATAAGGCATTAGATGTCAAACTAGTAGACTATAGGAATAACAGAGACAGACTTAGAGGCCAAGTTTGGATTTGTAGTAAATGCACTAAGGAAGAATAAAAATGAGAGCTGATGAAATATTATACGAATCAAGAGGTGTAACAGCAAGAGCACCTGGAGAAACATATGTCAATGTTGCTGATCCAAGCGATGTATTAACCATTGGCGAAATTGTAACACTTCCATCAGAAGGTGAAGGATACGAAACATTAGAAGAATTAGAGGAAGCAATTGGCCAAGCTATTCCTGACAAAGGTTTACGTGTAAACGACAATAATAGTAATGCAGGAATGAGAGCAGCAGCATTAGCATCAGTAACAGATGCAGATGGAAATGCACAATATTGGGTACGCTATCTAAAACAAATACCAGCAGCTGGCGTTACAGGACTTTGGAAAACATTGCGTGGTTACAAGTATGGCAAAGGTGCTAAAGAAGAAAGCATGCCAATCAAGCCAAGTGATCTTGTTACAGATGAAAATTATCGTTCAACAGAGCAATTAGCAAATGATGTTATGTCAGGTATCAAAAATCAATTAAGTGGTAGTGAACACGAAGCATTAATTGCAACAATGGCTTCAGCAGTAAAGCAAGCACGTTCTGGACAAAGTCAATATATTGACGGCGCACAGGAATACACAGGTGTATTACAAAAGTATGGTGGCGAATATTTAGGTCCACTAGCACTTATTGATGCAACAGCAAGTGTAACCGGTAATACTACAGAAATGCTAAAACACTTTAACTTGTCATCATTAAAAGGTTCCAAGGTTATGTTCCCTCAAGATACAGCTATGGAACTTATTGACAGTATTATTGAAACTCCAGATGGACAGCAAATTCAAATTAGTAGCAAAATTAGTAAAAGTGGCGGAGCGGCCAGTAGTTTAAGTGGCGTTGCAAAACAATTAACTGACGAACATAGAAGCAAGTATCCAAATGGTACAAAAATTATCGACTTGTTGGCGACAGAAAGTGCGGTTAATGGTCCACTTAAAGTTGCACGTATGTTCAACTTAATTGATCAGAATGACGTACAAGCGTTATCTAACTTAGAAAGAAGCAGTCAAAATATTCAAGACTTGCAAAGTGAACGTTTGCGTAATATGACAGCACAGCAAGGTGTTGGAGCCGGAACTTTAGAACGTCCTGAGTATAGAGTATTCTTCCACACACTAGCAGCAATAATGAATCAAGTAATTCCAGCAGTTAATGCTGATGAAGAATTTAAAGCAGCAATGATGGCGGCACTAAACAACAACCAATATGTACAACTACTAACCAAAGGTAGTAAACAAGGTGACAATCTTGCATTAAGCTATTATACAAAATTCCCAGCAGTATTTGACGGTGCTCCACAGCTAGTAAATAAAGTTTACTTTGCAACTGGACAAAAAGGACGTATTGGTTTTAAACTAAAATGATCTGGGATATGATCGAGCGTATGGCTACAGATAGACTGTGGATTTACACAGCTATTGTTGGTAGTATATTTGGCGCACTATTCATTACATGGATAAGAAAAACAAACATAGGGATATGGACATATAACAAATGGGCATCCTTATTGGATTTTCTAGTAGAACGTTGGGGTTGGACTTGGTTCAAACCACAGCCTTCAAGACTTGATCAACTAGAAACAAAAATAAACAAGTTGGAAAAACTTGTTGACTTTCACATCAAAACAAAGTAATATAATATTATACAACAATTAATGGAGACTAACTATGACAGTATTTTCTGAGCAAGACAGTAATAAGCTGAAACGTATCGTACAAGAAGGCATTCAAGTTACTGAAGAAGTAAACACCCTAAAAGAAGGGTTGCGTGATACTGTGAAAGCAGTAGCAGAAGAAATGAATATTAAACCAGCAGTACTAAACAAAGCAATTCGTATTGCATACAAAGCTGAGTTTGATAAAGAACGTGAAGACTTTGATGAACTAGAAAGTATCTTGGACGCAACAGGACGCAAAATTTGAGTTATATTGACGCCTATATTGATCGCAGTGAAGATAAAATACACTTAGTAGAACGTATTAACGGCGAGAGAATATATAAACAATACCCTGCGAAATATACATTTTACTATCCAGACAATCGTGGTAAGTTTACAAGTATCTTTGGCGACAAGTTAGAGCGTGTAGTGTCTAACAGTGGTAGAAAGTTTGCGGCTGAGAAGAAAGCTTATTCAGGAAAAACACTTTTTGAAAGTGATATTAATCCAGTATTCCGTTGTCTAGCTGACAATTATATCGATGCTGAAGCACCAGAGCTTAACGTGTGTTTTTTCGATATCGAAGTTGACTTTAACAAAGAATTTGGATTTGCCCCTCCTGAAGATCCGTTTAATGCAGTTACAGCGGTTGCATTACACTTGAGTCATCTAAAACGTACATTCTGCTTAACTATTAAACCAGATACACTTACAAAGGAAAAAGCACAGGAAATTTGTGATAGATTTCCTGACACACTACTATTTGATACTGAGGAAGAACTACTTGAAGCGTTCTTGGCATTGATTGGTGATGCTGATGTATTAAGTGGTTGGAACAGTGAAGGCTTTGATATTCCATACATGGTTAATCGTATTAGCCGTGTATTGAGTAAAAGTCACAATCGCGGCTGGTGTTTGTGGGATCAACTTCCCAAAAGTAAGATGGTTACAAAGTACGGCAAAGAAAGCGAAACATTTGAACTAATGGGCCGTGTGCATTTGGATTACTTGGAATTATATCGCAAGTATACATACCATGAGATGCACAGTTATGCACTAAACGCTATTGCTGAATATGAGCTTGGCGAAAAGAAAACTGAATATGAAGGTACGCTAGATCAATTATACAATCATGATTATGAAACGTTTATTGAATATAACAGACAAGACGTTGAATTGCTTGTAAGACTAGATGCTAAACTACAGTTTATTGATTTAGCAAACGTACTAGCACACTCTAACACAGTGCTTCTACAAACAACAATGGGTGCGGTTGCACAAACAGACATGGCTATTGTTAACCACGCACACAGCATTGGACTTATTGTTCCAGATAAAAAGCGTGGCGATCGTAACTTTCAGAAAGGTTATGAGCGCAGTGTAGCGGCGGCTGGTGCGTATGTAGCAAACCCTAAAAAGGGTGTACATCGTGATATTGGCAGTGTTGACCTTAACTCACTTTATCCTAGTATTTTACGTGCAGGCAATATGAGTACTGAAACTATTGTTGGGCAAGTGCGACATATTTTTACAGCAGATGGTATTGAGAAAAGTTTTGCAAAATACAAAGACGGTCCTGTTCCAAAGTTTTGGGAGGGCAAGTTCGCTACTGAAGAATATGAACTTGTAATGGCAAAAGATAAAAAGGTAATGCTACATCTCGATTTTGAAGATGGACAAAGTTATGATTTAACTGGTGCAGAGATACACGAACTTATCTTTGATAGTGGACAACCTTGGATTATTAGTGCTAACGGAACTATCTTTACTTACGAGAAAAAAGGTGTTATTCCTGGACTATTAGAACGTTGGTATGCTGAACGTAAAGTGTTACAAGGCAAAGCAAGAGATGCTCGCGAAGAAGGTGGAGATAAGTTTGACTATTGGGATAAGCGACAGTTGGTTAAGAAGATTAACCTAAACAGTTTGTATGGTGCGTTACTTAATCCAGGCAGTCGATTTAATGATCCCCGCCTAGGACAATCAACAACACTAACAGGTAGATGCATTGCTAGGCACATGGCGGCCCAACTTAACAAAGTAATTGCAGGAACATATGATCACTTAGGCGAGAGTATTGTTTATGGTGATACTGACTCTACTTACTTTAGCGCATATACAACACTCAAAGATCAAATTGATAACAATGAGATTAGTTGGGATAAAGATACAGTTATTGCATATTATGATGCAGTAGCAGAAGAAGTTAACGCAACTTTCCCACAGTATATGAATGAAGCGTTTCATGCTCCACAAGATCTTGGTGAGATTATTGTAACTGGCAGAGAGATTGTAGGCGAAGCTGGAATCTTTATCAAGAAGAAGCGTTATGCAATTCTTGTTATTGATGATGAAGGCAATCGTATGGATGTAGACGGCAAGCCTGGTAAAATTAAAGCAATGGGATTGGACTTAAAGCGTAGTGACACACCAGCATTTATGCAGGAGTTTTTAAGTGAAGTACTCAAAATGGTACTAACTGGAGTTAAAGAACAGGACATTTTGGATCGTATTGTTGAATTCCGCAAGGAGTTTAGAGAAATGCCAAGCTGGCTAAAGGGTACTCCCAAACGTGTTAACAACTTAACCAATCATACTACTAAGTTTAAAAAGACTGGAAAGTGTGGAGTAGGACATGCATTGGCAGCTATAAATTGGAATCGGTTACGTGAAATGAATAGTGATGCATATAGTATGGAAATTACAGATGGTATGAAAACTATTGTATGCAAACTAAAACAAAACCCTATGCAAATTACTAGTATTGGGTATCCAACAGATGAGAAGCGTATTCCTGATTGGCTTAAAGACTTGCCATTTGATGACGATGCAATGGAAGAAGCTATCATTACTAAGAAAATTGACAACCTTATTGGTGTGCTACATTGGGACTTGAAGAGTGCTGAAAGCAAGAATACATTCTCAGATTTGTTTGAGCTTGATAAATAAAGGATGGAACATTTTTTAACACTGTATACTAGTGGATTATGTGGCACCTGGATCACATGGTTTGCATCGCAACACAATAACTTTCATAAATTTGAAAAAGAGACAATTACAACAGACGGTACAATAACTGACTTAGCAGTACATGGCGCCACATGGTGCTTTGCCCCTGACACAGAGGATAATGCACCTGACAAGGCAATGACATTTGATGAATATCAAAAACGATGGATGATCCCGTATAGTCAGAATCCAAAAGCTACTAAAAACTGTATTAAGGTTTTGCCAGATCATGACTTAGGTTGGGACGAACATCAATCAACTGAAGTAAGACAAAAGGTTCTTAAGCCATTTACAGGAGTTATCATTCCGTATTTGCCTCATGATAGCCCGTTTGTCAACATGCTTGCACTACGCAATTGCTTTATGTGGCCAGATATGCCACATGGAGAAGACGAAACTGTTGAAGAATTTTGGACACTTGCAATTACTAACGCTAGAAGAGATATGACAGCCGGAAAGATGAATTATGTTAACTCATATGCTAAAACTCTTTATCTTAATTTACATGCATTGCTTATGTGTGAAGAACGTGAGTATTTAGATCTGTGTAGTTTTCTTGGTGAAGAGCCATTACCTAAATGGGAAGATCATGTAAACCATTATCGTACTGCCTTTATATGCAAGGATTGGAAAAAGCTAATTAAAAAGCGTGAAGAATCTTCAGAAAATTCAGAAAAAAGTTAATTTAGGGGTTGACACCAAGACGTCTTGGTGTTATATTAGTGGTATAGCAACAAACAAAGGATGTACCAAATGACAATAGCAACTTACAACACTTTTGAAGCAATTACTAAAACACTTGAAACTACATTTGCAGAGTTTGATGCTAAGTTTCGTGAAGCTGAAATTGCTTACTTTTTTGCACGTAAAGCTGCCGTTGCTGAATTTTATGCAGACAAAGAATACCGTGCAAAGACAGATGAATGGACTTGGTACGAAGAGGTTTGGAGTGTAGCTGGTGGTAAAGGCATGTACAACATCGTTCAGCCAGGCTACTACAACGATGCAGGTATTACTGAAAAGGCTAACAAATATGTAGACGGTAAAATTGCCAACCGCAACGCAACTATTGCTGCTAAACTAACAAAGTTGGATATCACAGAAGTTACTACTGGTGATGTAAAGCGTAGTTCAGATGGCTTTCATGGTTACTTTACTGTTGAAACTGAAGTTGGTACAAAGCATATTGATATTGAAACTATTGTTGCTGGTGGTTACAACATTCAACGTATGCACTACAGAACACTAGTTAGGGTTTCAAAATAATGATGATAGAAGTATTCCAAGTTAAAGAAGTCACTAATAGTGGCTTCGTTACACCTAACGCTGAGTTAGATGGTAAGCCTTGGTTTGCTACATTTTATCCTACATATGAAAGTGCCAAAGCAGACATCGAGGGGCTACTACAGTTAGCATCTGGCGATAATGCTGCTCAAACAATACATCCAGAATGGACAGTGATCCAATTATTTGGATGGGGAGAAGACTTTGATAAGTTCAAGGTTTGAGCGTATGCAATCAAGGTTGCGTAGACTAGTTACTCGCAAACGTTTATATAAATGGACAGCCACAACTAAAGATGGCAAGACACACGACATGGGTGTATTAGAGCTAAGTAAAGATGAAGCACTTTGGTGGAGACTTACAAGTTCACCATTAAGTCAAATAGCTCTGCTAAAGAAGAAATAACATGACCACCAAAGATAAGATATTAATGATTATAGTCATAATATTTTTTATATTCTACATCAATCTAATTAACTATTGACAATCCTAATTGAAGGCGCTATTATAAAAATATGATATTAGATGTTATATTTGGAGTTTTAGTATTTTGGGTAATCATTGGTATTATTAAAGGAACAGTGCGATCTGTACTAACGAGTCTTATAAGGCTGCTCAAGGAGAACTAATTTGAAAAAACATAAACTACTCGTCATTGGACACGGGCGGCACGGCAAAGATACTGTGTGTGAAATGTTGCGTGACGAATATGGCTACACATTTGAAAGTAGTAGCCAATTTTGCTCAAAGTTATTCATTTACAACGATCTAAAGGAAAAGTATGGATACGCTAATGAAGAAGAGTGTTATGCTGACCGGCATAATCACAGAGCAGAATGGTATAATGCTATCTGCGATTATAATGTACCTGATGCAGCGACTCTAGGCAGAGAAATGTTTGACGCTTATGATATCTATTGCGGGCTCCGCAACAAGCGTGAATTTTTTGCAATGCAAAATACTGGGGTATTTGACTACTGTATTTGGGTAGACAGAAGTGATCATTTACCAAGTGAGTCTAAAGACAGTATGAGCTTGGAGCAATGGATGGCTGACTATACTATTGATAACAACAGCGACTTAATGGAACTAGGATTTAATGTTAGGACACTAATGAATCACTTGGAGTCAAAATTGTAATGCCAATTCAAAACAGAAACAGTAAAGATCCTGAAGTTGTAAGTATCTATTCAAGTGAATGTGATTCACGTGAAGCTACTATTTTCTATCTGGATCGTGAAACAAAGATAACCACCAAGCATAACAAAGAGAGAGTTGTTATTGTACAAGAGCCCAATAACGCATTCAGTGTAGTGTTTAAAGAGCGGGGCTTTCCTAATGGGCGCATTGTTTATCCACACAAAGATATTTCATATGTAGAAAGCGCCGCAGAAAACTGGGTTAAGTTCATTATGGATAGACACGCCCTTAACACATATTCATCTTAAATTATTTTGTAACTTATTGAAAACACAGGAAACCTTTCGTGTGTTTTTGCTTGACATATTGGTCTAGAACTGTTAGAAAGTATGTATAAGTTAAAACAAAGGACGTTAAAAATGGCATATGTATCACAAGAAATGAAAAAAGCACTTACACCAGCTATTAAAGCAGTGCTAAAGAAGCATCGTGTAAAAGCTACTATCAGTGTAGATAACCATTCAACACTTTGCGTAAACATCAAAGAAGGTGCTATCGACTTCATTGGTGAACAGAATAAAAAGAATATGGAAATTGCTAGCCGCCGTGGTACACCTTTTTATGAGAGTGACGGTTATATTCAAGTTAATGAATACTATCCAGAGCAATATGGTGATGGAGAAGACTTTTTAGTAGAGTTAGTGGCGGCTATGAAAGGCCCAGATTACTTTAACGATGATGATTCAATGACTGATTACTTTCATCGTTCACACTATACTAGCATTAATGTTGGTAAATGGAATAAGCCTTATGTATATAGTGCATTTGTAGGACTTTAATAGAGGAGAAAGTCAATGGGCAGGAGTTTTAAACGCCCTCAAAAGCCAAAGACCCGTAATTTTATCGCTAAAGAAGTTTTAGATCCTACTGGTCCTTTTCGCCAAAGAGTTATTAAACTTAAAAATAAGTATACACGAAAACCTAAACATAAAGGAAAAGGCTACGATGAAGAATAGCGCATTTAGAGCATGGTTGCAAGATTTATGGCAAGACCATCAAACTGAAGTTAAAGATTGGGAAGGCAAACCAGTCGAATATGATATGGCATATTGGTTCAATAAACACAAATGGTTCCTGAAACAAATGTATCAAAATAGGAAATAATTCCAATGAGTAAATATGGTCCTCGAATTTTTGCAAGTGAAGAAATTATAACTAAAGGGCATTGGGCAGTTGACACGGAATGGCCTGCTATTGGAAGTAACGGTGACGAGTACACCATTAAAATGCTCAACAACGGGTTCACATGTGATTGCCCATCATTTAGAAAATGTAAACACATTAAACAAGTCGAAGTAGGCTTTATAGGAGAAGAATAATGATTGAGATTATTGTAGGCGGTGTAATTTATACAGCTGCATTATTGGGTTGCTATGATGGCGACACATGTAAGGTACGTTTTGAAGACACACCTAAAATTTTAGAAGTACAAACATTGCGTTTTGAAGGATTTGATACTCCTGAACTTCGTGGAAAATGTGAAAGCGAAAAGGAAAAAGCAAAAGTTGCTAAACGTGTCACAATTGCATACATGACACAAGTGGGTAAACTTAATGCATCTGGCAAACGTGGCAAATACGGACGCTTGTTGGTAACAGCACCAAAGCTACAAAAGCATTTGATTGAAACAGGGTATGCCAAACCATATGATGGCGGTACTCGTGAAAGTTGGTGTGATTAATACTTGACTGTCTATCTTAATAATGTTACTATACTGTATAAAGGAGAACGATATGATCGATGAACTTAAAGATATTGAAACATTGGAAAACGCACTTATTGCATTCAATGAAGGTGCAAGCGATGAAAAATACGCCGCACTATGGAGTTTGGAAAAAATGCTACTCGCTAAAAAAGATTTAGTAGCAGAGTTTGAGGCTCAATCAGAATCATGAAAGCATTTTTATTTGATGTAGACGGAACCTTAACTGTGAGTAGGCAGGCAATCGATAAACGATTCAGTGTACAGTTTAAAAAGTTTGCGCAAAATAATGATGTCTTTCTCGTTACTGGTAGTGACAAGCCTAAAACAATTGAACAGATTGGAAAAGTAATTTATGATACCTGCAAACGTGCATATCAGTGTAGTGGCAATGACGTTTGGGAACAGGATAAAAATATCAACACTAACTCGTGGACTCTGCCACTAGAGCCTCATCAGTGGCTAATGGATCGTGTAACAAATAGTCCATTTTCTATTCGCACAGGTACACATATTGAAGAACGGCCAGGTATGGTAAATTTTAGTGTACTAGGGCGAGGCGCCAATACTGAACAACGACAGGCATATGTTGATTATGATAGTTTAAATAGTGAACGTAATGCTATTGCCCGTGCATTTAATGAAAATTTTGGAAAGAAATATCTTATCGAAGCACATATTGGTGGAGAAACTGGTTTAGATATCAGCGTTATTGGTGCTGATAAAGCGCAAGTTTTAGACAGCCTGGATGGATATGATGAGTTTATCTTTTTTGGAGATAAAACAATGCCTGGTGGCAATGACTTTTCATTAGCTGATCGCATCATTAAACAACAGCATGGACGTGTACATCAAGTGTATGAATGGCAGGAAACACAACAACTAATTACTGATCTTTATTAAATTATTTTGTAACCTATTGGAAACTAAGGAAACTTAGTTTCTGTTTTCTGTTGACATCTTGGTCTGGAACTGCTAGAAAGTATGTATAAGTTAAAACAGAGGAATACAAAATGACAAACTTTGCAATGTTCACAGACGCAGGAAACGCAGCAGTTAAAGCAATCGCAGATGAATTTATCGGACGTGGCTTTACTGATTTAGAAGAGCTTTTCAACTGTGTAATGGGTGACTTGGATAGTTTGTCAAATTGTCAAGTATTTGAAGAAGCAACTGATACAGCAGTACGTGAAGAAGTTTTTGTATACTGTGAAGCATCATTTGCAAATGGCAAATCTGTAGCTAAAGTTTAATTTTAGGAGATTATATAATGACAAATTCACAAACACAAATCGATGAATTTACTATCTCAATGGATCACTTCTTTGCAATGCAAAAAGAACTTGGTATGACAACTGTTTGGTCAATATATGAAACAGGTCCTGTGAAATCAGAGCATGCTATCTTTACTAACAAAATGCGTAAAGTTGTTTATACATTTGTTCGTACTGATGCAACATGTGAAGAAATTTACAATGATTTGAAAGATGGTACTAACACTGCAATGGCACAAGTTAGTTCTTTTGCAGTAAATGGCACTGTTGCTTCTTTATGGGCCGCTGCAGAGTCATGCATCAAACAAAGCGGAACGCATCATTCTTACATTGAAGATTTTGAAATGCAAGATGATGGTTCTTTACTATTAGTAACAGGAAGTTAATATGTCAAATCAAGCCCTACATTTTGCAACAATTGCACATGAAGCAGTTAATCAAAAACGCAAATACACAGGCGAGTCTTACATTGTTCACCCAATTCGTGTTGCTAATCTAGTACATGAGTTTCGTGGCACAAAAGATATGATTGCTGCGGCATACTTGCACGATACAGTGGAAGATACCAATGTAACTATGGAAGATATCCAAAGTAACTTTGGTTCTGACATTGCAGTTATTGTTGATGGGCTTACTGATGTAAGTGTCCCAACAGATGGCAATCGTGCTGTTCGTAAAGCATTGGATCGTCAACATAGTGCAGATGCTTCATACGAAGCGCAATTTGTAAAGTGTGCTGATATTATTGATAACGCTTCAGATATTGGCGAAAACGATCCTAACTTTAACATTGTATATCGTAAAGAAATGCAATTGCTTCTTGACGTTATGACCAAAGTTAAGGGAACACCTATTTACAAAGCTGCACTTAAAAGTGTAGCCATATAAAAATAAAAGTGGCATTATTTGCCGCTTTTTACTTGACAACCAATACGTCTTACTGTATAAAGTATGGACAAGTTAAACAAAGGAATACAAAATGAATAAAGTATTGACACTAACAGCAGTTTTTGCACTTGCATCTTCTGCTCTATCAGCAGCAGAGCTTCGCGGCACTGTTGTTAAAATGCAAGAAACATATCGTGATGTTGTAAGTTCAACACCAGTTGAAAGTTGTAAGACTGTAGAAGTACCAATTTATGAAGAACGCCGTACTGGCGGAGGCAATGCTGGTGAAGGTGCCCTTGGTGGTATGATCATTGGCGGCGTACTTGGCAAAGTAATTGGTGGTAATGACAAAGGTGCCGCCGCAGGTGCTATCCTTGGTGGTATTGTTGGCGCTGATAAAGCGCAAGGTACAACACAAACTGTTATTGTAGGCTATCGCAATCAACGTCAGTGTACTACAGTATACCAAGACAAAGCTCGATCAGTACGTGGCGATAACATCGTTACAGTACGTGTTGGTAACCAAACAGTTACATTTAATACTCAACAATGGTACCGCAAAGGCACCACTGTATATCTTAACGCATCATTGTAATAAAAAAGAGTAGATATAAACGATGAAAAAGTTTCTAGCAGTAATGACAGCTATGGTAATTGCATCTGGCGCTCAGGCAGATGCAGATACTGGAACTCCATTCTATAAACAAGGAGTCGAAGATCTAAATGAACAAGTTAAGTACGACCCAAATACATATCCACAGATTGAATGTATGGCGCTAAATATCTATTACGAAGCACGTAGTAGTAGTAATGCTGATCAATATGCGGTTGCTGATGTGGTACTTAATCGTGTGCAAGATACACGTTACCCAAATACAATCTGTGATGTAGTCAAGCAAGGTATGCAGGACAGCGACGGCAACATGAGACGAAATAAGTGTCAGTTCAGTTGGTATTGCGACGGTAAGGCAGATACCCCACATGAGATGGATGCATTCTACAAAGCTCGCAGTATTGCTTGGGATGTGATTATTATGGATACATATCGTGGTATCACAGAAGGCGCAACACATTATCATACAACTTATGTTAATCCAGCTTGGAGTCGTAGCAAACGTGGATGGAGTATTACTCGTGTAGGCCAGATTGGCACTCACATTTTTTATCGGTGGAATTAATGAAAGAACTACGTGACATCAAGGGAGACTGGTTTAGCCAGTTTCACCTTGGGCACGAAGAACCTGGACAGCGTAATTGGTTAGATGAAACTGAGCAATCACTTGGCGGGGATAGTAATGAAGTACTATACTATTTTAACGAATACAGATATCGTGGAACAATTTGTCCAGGGCTAGGTGTTGATGCCAGCTTTGGATGTAGTCATGCGATGGGCTATGGTGTTCAAACTCCATATGCTGATATTATCGAATATGCCAATTTAGGAATATGTGGCATTAGTAACGATGCAATTGTTCGTATGGCATACACATATTGCGAAGCATTTAAACCTAAAAATATTGTAGTATTGTGGACAATTCCAAGTCGTCGTGAACATGTTACAGAAGATGGGCAACTAACTGGATATCGGTATGAAAGAAAAAATACAGACCAACCAGTATTGACTACACAAGTTTACAAAATGATAAAGTTGACGAATATAACTATATTAAAAATTCATTATTCTTAACTCAGTATTGTGTGGTTAACAATATTAATCTTCAGCAGTATTTGTTTGAAGATAATGATTTTCAGGCACGGGACGGATTACATCCTGGTGCTGTTTGGCATATCAATATGGCATCGAGGATACTAGATGATAAATTATGACGTATTTGAAGACTGGAGAGATAGACATTCCAAGCAAGGTGGTAAATTATTAATTATACCAGAGCTTCGAAAACTATGTACAGATCCTACTCCTATGGTATTGGATTTATATAAAAAGTATTCAAAAATACCACTAAGTGATGTAGAATATTTTGCTGGTAGTGATGCAACTGATAACTCTATGCCGCATCGTGATGTATTAGAAGATGCAAGTAAAATATACCACTTGGCCAATAGCAGTATTCAATTTTTACCACAGTTAGTACATGAGCCTTGGTTTAATAGATATAGAGTACATCCAGGAAGCGGGCGGTATGCTGCATTGTGTAGAATAAATCAGCCCATACCTGGCGTATACATTTATTTTAATGAGCCAGTGTTTGATATACCAGACGATACTATTGACATAACAGACTTGCCAGTTGAAGACGTAATATCACACTTAACATTTCAATATGTAGATGAAATAGATTTTACCACTTACTCAGCAAATTCTGAAAATGAACGTGATGGAGAATGGAACCCTAATACACAATTTAAGTATGATTGGCAGTTCTTACGATACACTGAAGGCAAGTATTTTACACAACATAAACAAAACTGGAGACAATCAGCTGTTGATCTTTGGTTGCAATTAAATGACTAAGTACTAGTAGGAGCAATAAAATGGAAATAACACCATACCATATATTTCAATTTGGTAATCAGATTCTACTTAATGGCAGTGTAAAAGTTAGCCGCTTACTAGAAGACCTTAAACAGTTTGACAACGACTGGTATCAGTATAACGAATTTAAATCATATATTCCACGTCAGGGATTATGTATCCTAAATGAAGACGGAGTAAACAAAGCTGGTCCTGCTATTAGTAGTTTAAAGGAATGGAATCGTATTCACGATGCTAACTGGCAAGAAAGTGATTTTACTGTACCAACACCAGTGTTTCATAAGTGTCAAGATCTACAAAACTTGTTAACTCCAATTTTACCATATATCAATCGTACACATATATTGAGAATACCTCCAGGAGGTTATTTTCCACCTCACCGCGATAGCAGAAAGCTACACCAAGAAGCATTTAGATTAATTATGCCTCTCAGTAATTCTGCATCACCTTGGTTTCGTTTCATGATAGAAGATCGAACTTTAAATTGGGACAATGGAAATCTATATGCGGTGAACACTACACTAGAACACACGTTATTTAATGCAGGCACAAAGGACAGTCTTTGGTTGGTTATCAATGCCAGACTATGTCCAGAGATGTTTACATACGTGAGTAAAAATGTAGCTATCCAGTAATACTTTACTTGACATATAACACATATTTGTTATACTTAAAACTAATATAGGAGAATATCATGGCTTATTATAGTACAAAAACATACGGACATAACATCGGACTATCAGCGGTGTTCCGTCAACCTAACGCAGATCATTCACATTGTCATTTACTGCATGGATATAGTTTGCAATTTAAATTTACATTTGGTTGTAATGATCTAGATAATAAAAACTGGGCAGTAGATTTTGGCGGACTAAAGCCACTTAAAGCATGGCTAGAAGATCACTTTGATCATAAGACTGCTATTGATAGAAACGATCCGCACATGGACACTTTTATTGAGTTGCAAAAGAAAGACATTATTGAAATGAGAGTGTTTGATGGTGTTGGCGCAGAAAAGTTTGCAGAGCATGCATGGCGTTTTGCAGATAACTTAGTACGTGAGATGTCAGATGGACGTTGTTGGTGTGAGTCAGCAGAATGTGCAGAGCATGGTTCTAATAGTGCTATCTATACACCATTTACAGTACAAAAAATACGGACAAGCGATAAATGATGAATCTTAGACGCATACATGCAAAGTATGCAGATACTCTTGCAGAGCTAAACAAGCAATTACCTGAAGAAAAGTTTATTGCAGTATTTGGAACAAGCCATACTAGTGGCAATTGTGTGCGTGGCGATAAGATATCACTTGAAAAGTCTGATTTCTGGACAACACATGTTGGAGACATAATGGGTACGCCTGTTATTAATTTTAGTGTGTCAGGAAACGATAATCCAAATATGATTCAACAAATGATTGACTTTTTGTTGCTACCAGGTAGTAGTAATTGTACACAAGTGGTATGCGAAACTAGATTGGCACAGCCTGCGTTTAGAATTAGTAGAGATTTGCTTAATGATTTTACTGATCTTAGACGTAATGCATTTGAGCAACAATTGACAAGTGGTTATGATTGGAATGATCCAGATATTACCCAAGTAAAATACAAACGTAATACAGTTGATGATAAACTTATGCTACGTTTGCCAAATAGCCTACTTAAAATGGGCTTTGATTATTTAAAAAACTATGTGACAAAATTGAATCCAAGCCAGCGTTATGATATTGATCCTGAGGTATTTGATAAGATTGTAGAACAGATAGAACAATTTGACAAACATACTATTGTTACAATGAAACTTGTAATTGAAGATTATCAGCAAATCAAGACAATGGCTAGTTTATGTAAACTACGTGGTGTAAAATTTAATTGGTTCTGTTGGGACGACCATAGTTTAATTAGCAATAAAGATGTTGACTATCGTGTTGTTAAGAGAGCATTTATTCAAACATCAGATATTTTCGATAGTGAGATATCTGGTCTAGAAGAAAGTGCAATTAGAAAATTTAAAGACAGTATTAATAGTACAGATGTCACTAAATATAAATGTGAATGCGGCCACTACACTGAAGAAGTACATCAGTTCATTGCAAATGCCGTATTAGAAAGTATTGGCACATAATGGATACAAAAGACAAAATCATTGAACAATTAAAAGAAGTATATGACCCAGAGATTAGTGTGGACATCTACAACTTGGGATTGATATATGATATTACAATTAAAGAAGATCACTGTGACATTTTAATGACGCTAACTAGTGCATTTTGTCCAGCCGCAGATGAGATTATTGCAGATGTTCATGAAGCAGTAACCAACGTTGTAAAAACTTGCGATGTTGATGTAACATTCAGTCCACAATTTAGTCCTGATATGATGAGTGACGATGCGAAAATGATGTTGGGATTCGACTAAAATGATGAATCAAAAGCAATTTAATAAACTCAGCCCAGAGCAGGGAATCGAATACTTTAACAATCAGTTACCTGAAGAACCGTTTATTGCAGTATTTGGCAGTAGTCATACTTGGGGAAGTTGTAAACATGTTGTTGATGGTGAAGAACGTACTGAATTGCCTGTCCAACATCAATGGACACATATGTTGCAAAGAGATTCAGGATATCCTGTTGTTAACTTTGGCAAACCTGGTATTGATAATCAGACGATGATCATGATGCTTGCTGAGTTTTTTCGTTTAGAAAGAAGTGCTAACTGCATACATGTAATTACTGAAATTAGATTTAATGAAGCTTCGTTTAGTTTTAGTCATGATATGCCTCTCCAATTCGACCATGAAATGCCCCAATTTTATAAAAGCATCAGTCTTGAACAAGGATGCATTATGCATGGAACATTGGCGTCATCTAAATTTAGCCAAGTAAAAGATGCACATACTATAATGGAGATATCCAATAACAGATTTGTCTTTGGAAAACACGGAAAATCTCCACGTCAAATGCTAGAACCCTATCTTTCTCGAGTGAATGCTGCAATGGGTGATGACAAAAATATTGTTGACGCGATGGAAGAGTACTTGTATAGTCATGGAAAGTTAAAGTTTAATACATTAAATCATGTTATGAAAAGTCATACTGAAATACTATCGTTACAAGAATCAGTATTAGGCAGAGGTATAAAATTTAATTGGTTTTGTTGGGATCTTAAGTACAGAGGAAAAATATTAAAACCTCAGGTTGTAACAGAATTAAATCTAATGCTAGAAAAACATTATCCTTATCTAGTAGAACACCAAGTAAAAGGATGCCCAGAAGGTATGATTATTGCATACATAAAAACTATGGGTTTGGATGGACAAAAAATAGATAGTCAACTTGATTTACCAACTTGCGATTGCGGACACTACAGACGTCCAGTACAAGAGTTTGTAAAGAACCACGTTATTAAACATATAGAAGTAAACCCAAGGAGAGAAGTATGACATTTGTAGTAACAGATGCTTGCATTAAGTGCAAATATACAGATTGTGTAGCAGTATGCCCAGTAGACTGTTTTTATGAAGGAGAAAATACTTTAGTTATTCATCCAGATGAATGCATTGACTGTGGAGTATGTGAACCAGAATGCCCAGCTGATGCTATTTTACCAGACAACAATGAAGAAGGTAAAAAATGGGTAGATTTTAATCAAAAATACAGCGAGATTTGGCCGGTAATTTCAGAACAACGAGATCCATTACCAGACGCTGACGAATTTAACCCTGCCAAAGGATACACTGGCGGCAGTAAACTAGAACTACTTAGCGAAGAACCCGGAGAAGGAAATTAATAAATGATTACAAGTTTTGTATACGTAGGGCGTGAAGCTTTAGAGATGATGTTTTTAACATTGATGGTAATGACAGCTATTACAGCATCATGGCGAGTTTATGGCTCAGCTATTGTTGGTGTATTATCAGGTATTGTAGTAGGCTACTACGCAGGAGAACTACTAGAACCATATGAAGTAGTAATGTATGCATTGCTAAGTGCATTGATGTTTTGGTTGTTCTTTACAAGTAAAGGAATGGCAAAGCATATCAAGAGCCACGTAGATGCAATTGCTGCGAAGCAAACAGGTGTTATTGCAGGACTATTTACAATTTGGTTTATCTATGCAAGAGAAAGCATGGAAATCTTTGTATTCATGTTCCAAGCTGCAAACAATAATCCAACAAGTTGGTTAAGTGCCGCACTAGCAAGTGCATTAGTGTTTGGTAGCTTTCCAGTTATCAAAGCAAACGTAAAACCAGCAACATTGTTTATGGTAACACGTTATGCATTCCTAGTGTTTGGTTTGTGGTTTGGTTACGAGGCTTGGGAACACTTGGAAGGTCACTAAATGCCAATCAAAGTAATCTTTATAGCTCATATTAAAGAGTTTAACGACGAATATCGAGACTATGTTACACGAGTTAGAGACCTTGGAGAACAACACCCTGGATTTATTAGTTTAACAAGTGAAGAAATAGGTGAAACTGAAATTACTATTAGCACATGGCGTAGTAAAGAAGATGTTCAAGATTGGGCAATGAATCCAACTCATATGAGTGCCAAAGCTAAGTGGCGTGAATGGTATCATTGGGTCAAAGGAATACACATGGAGGTTACAGACGATGAAGCTAGACGTTAAAGACTATATTAGAACAGTACCAGACTATCCTATTAAAGGTGTAAACTTTTACGACATGAATAGCTTATTTGCTAGTGAAATATGGGGGTTGTGTGTTGAACAACTAGCCCGTGATATGGACTGGGGATCAAAATATGGTCATGTAACACACATTGTAGGTATTGAGAGTAGAGGATTTGTTTTAGGTGCAGCATTGGCGCATGAAATGCAGAAGCCCTTTGTAATGGTACGTAAAGCTGGTGCCAAGTATCCTGGAACACTTATGGAACAAAGTTACGATTTGGAATATGGTAGTGCTACCTTAACATTGCAAACAGGCCTATTAGGCCATACAAGCAGAGTATTAATTGCAGACGATCTAGTAGCAACTGGTGGAAGTATGTTAGCAACTAAAAAATTAGTAGAACAAACTGGCGCCAAGGCGGTTGGTGGTGTTGCAGTTGTTAATTTAAAATATATAAATGATGATGACTTGTTATACTTTGATATTACTAGTGCATATGATGCACAAAAATAATAACACAAGGATTAACCTATCAAAAACTGGTTAAATACAGTAGAGAACTAAGTTCTTTATAAAGCATATCTAGGAGAAATGTAATGATTAAAATTACAGAAGAAGCAGAACATCACCTAAAAGGCATTCAAGATGCTAACGAAGGAAAATTCCCACGCCTTGGAGTAACAGGAGGCGGTTGCGCAGGATTTAAGTATGACTGGCAATTGGTAGCTGAAGGTGAAATCGATGATATGGTTGACGAGGTTATTCCACTAGGGAATGGCGGTACACTTGTGCTTGACGGTATGAGTGTTATGTTCTTATTTGGTACAGAGTTACAACTAAGTAAGACATTATTTGGAACAACCCTTGAAATTGTTAATCCACAAGCACAAGCAGGATGTGGCTGTGGTGAAAGTGTCAATTTTGACATGGACTTGGTTGAGGCTAATATGGCTAATCCAGGTGGCTTCAAACTTCCTGAATAAAATACTAGACATACTCAACTTTATATGTTACTATAAATCAAGTAACACAAAAGGTTAATGTAATGATTAGACATCGTCTACCCAGAATAAAAGATAGCTTGCAATTTCTCAAGCAATGTGGGTATGATATAAACTATGTATTGGACATTGGCGTGCATAGTGGTACGCCTTGGTTGCAACGCACTCTTCCAGATGCACATTATGTATTAATCGAACCAGATGCAAATCATAATGATCTAATACATAAAAACTATAAAAACTTTAGCTATGAACTTATAAACGTAGCATTAGGAAATGAAGAAAACAAGAGTGCAAAGTTATCTTTAATACATGAAGGCGAAAGCTACAAGTATGAAAGTAAAATAACAACACTGGACAGCCTGGATATAAATCCTAAGGCTTATGCTGGAAACAGTTTAATTAAAATTGATGTTGATGGTTATGAACTAGATATTCTACAGGGTGGAGTTAATGCTTGCCGTGAGTTTGATTTAGTAATAATAGAAGCACAGACACCATGTATGGGACAACTTATAAATCGTATTCAAGACATGGATTTTGAACTATGGGATGTAGTAAACATGGATTATGCGTATGGTAATTTACATCAAGTTGATTTAATTTTTAAAAAGCAAGATTTTATAATGCCTAAGATTAACGAATATCCAAAATATGATTCCTTCAGACAAGGAAGCGAATATTATGATTATAAAGGAGATTAAATAATGACAAACGTTTTTGAAGACGTAAACAAGTTTGGAACAGCATGTGATCAGCCTGCAAGCGAAGCAAACTATAAAATGTATCTTGGTCTTATTGACGAAGAAGTTGACGAGCTTGTAGAAGCAGTAGCTGCAAATGATAAAGTAGAGCAATTAGACGCATTAGTAGACATTCTAGTTGTAACTGTAGGTGCTATTCGTGCCGCAGGATGGGATGGCGAAGCTGCATGGCGTGAAGTAATGAACACTAACTTTGCTAAGATTGATCCAACAACTGGAAAAGTAATTAAGCGTGAAGACGGTAAAGTACTAAAGCCAGAGGGTTGGAAAGCACCTGAACTAGCAAAGTTTGTAGAATAATGTCACTACAATTTAATAATAAACCACTTGATAGCTTAACTATGGAAGAAACAATTGAGTTCGAAAAAAGTGTACTTAAACGTATCTTGGCTGCACATTCAGCAGGTATGAGTCAAGAGATAATTGATCAGATTGATGGGTTTTTAGTAAAAATTAGAGCTCATAAACAGATAAGAATACAAGAGTTTATTAGTAGTAGTGTAAAGAAAAATGACAAAGATGAAAAACCATCAGGGAGTTTGTTAATTGGTGAAGATGAACCACAACCATCAGATGATTTTGAGTGATGAATCGCTAGTGCAGACGTGGCTTCGAGATGAAGACATTGGCCCAGCAGTATTCACTGAAATAGATCCTATAAATATATATAATAACTGGTGTAACCAGTTTGACATTGATAGCCATATTGAAGCTATCCCTGAAAACAATGCTGAAGACTATCATGAGCAATGTGTAAACACCTGGCACATGCCAGAAGAATATAAAACATTAGATCTTATAGATCATCTTTATACAAAAGTTTGCCAAGAGTTACAAATGGCAAAAAGCGATTTTGTAAGTAACTCTAGCAAATGGATACGGGTAGAACAAGAATTAACAGAATACAAAAAACGTGGCATGATGCCAGTTTTGCAATTTTTGATCTTTTTAACTGACGTCTGCCAAGAAAATAATATTGTATTGGGAGTTGGTCGAGGATCAAGTGTTGCAAGTTATATACTATATTTGATAGGCATACATAAAGTAGACAGTATCAAATACGAATTGGACATTAAGGAGTTCTTAAAATGAAATCAGTAACAACAGCAAGAGGAAAAGCTATTAACATGCAAGCTCTTGCATCGCAAAATGAGACTGCTAGAGCAGTTGGAAACAAATCAGTAAATGCCCGTGGCGACATTATCGACAGCCGCGGAAATGTTAAAGTAACAGCAGAAAAAAAAGCTAAGGCAATATATGAAGCACCAGTTGTAGAACAGGAGCAAGTATCATTTAGCAATCCTGAGCCAGTTGCAGAAACACCAGAAGCAACAGAAGAAGAAACAGGCACGGTTGAAATTAGTCGCGAACTACGTACACGCAAAGATGGTACTGAGTACTATGAAGTAGAATATAGCGACGGAAGCATGGAAGAAATTGAAAATGACTAAAGTTACAGCATTTGGAGAACGTATTTTAGCTACTATGCTAGAACGTCCTGGTGGCCACAGAAAGCTAGCAAGTGGATTATTACTTGCAGATAAAGATAGAGACACAAGTGGCATCCGCCCACGTTGGTTCCAAATTGAAAGCATTGGCGAAAAAGTCGACTTTGTTAAAGAAGGTGATTATGTATACGTTGCACATGGACGTTGGAGTAATCAAGTAAAAATGTCCAGTGATGACCCTGGTCTATGGCTACTGGATAATAAAGAAATTTTAGCAGTCTCTGACGAATACCCAGTAATTGATTAACTACTTACAAAATGTATAAATAGATGTAAGCAAGGAGATAGTTATGGCTTTCAGAGGAATTCAAGCAACTAATATTATCAGTACAACTGTTGGATTTACTGATCCAATTATCGTTACTAATAAAGATGGTGCTAATCCAACTGATGTGGGGTTCTTGGGCAAGATTGGACCTACACAATATTCAGGGCTAGTTAGAGATGCTGAAACTAGTGAGTTTTTACTTCTCGATAGTATAAGCTTAACAGACAAAACAGTTAATGATGTTAATGCCTTGGATGGTACCATCATTAAAGGTAATATCACTGTAGGTACTCTTACAGCTGATACAATTAATGTAACTGTATTCCAATTACCAAAAGGCTTAACAGCAGCTCGCCCATCTCCAGCTACAGCTGGAATGATGTATTTTAACGAAGCAACAAACATGTTTGAAGGATATAACGGAACTGATTGGGTTCAATTTGTGCCATCTACATTTGTACAAACTCCATAATCAAAGCAATATAAATATAAACAAGGAACACCTGATACGTTTATCATATCAGTATAAACAAAGGAACTATAAAAATTATGGCTAAAAAACCAGTCACAAAAAAGAAAAAAACTAAAGAAAAAGCCTTAGACACTGGAATTATTCCAACACCTAAGACAACTCCAACTCCTCCACAAGTAGCAATGCCACAGCCACCAATGCCGCCCAAGAAACCTGGTGAAGCATTATATGATAACGGTGTCCTATTCATGGATAAAGAGTTTAATCAAGAAAACTGTATGCCATTAGTCAGAATGATTATGGAATATAACATGATGCCAGCAGAAACAAGACCAGAAGTTATTCACTTGTACATTAATTCTCCAGGCGGCGCAGTAAACAGTGCATTCCATCTAATTGATGTAATCAAGCAAAGTGAAATCCCAGTATACACATATGGTATGGGAATGATTGCTAGTTGCGGCGTACTACTAATGATGGCAGGAGAAAAAGGACATCGTTATATTACACAAAATACTAGTGTAATGTCACATCAATATTCATGGGGCTCAAAAGGCAAAGAACATGAACTAATGTCAATTGTTAAAGAATTTGAATTGTCAACAGATCGTATGATGGATCACTATGTAAAATGTACAGGTAAAAATGTAAGTTACATCCGTAAAAACCTATTACCTGAAAGTGACTGTTGGTTAACAACAGAAGAAACAATCAAACATGGTATTGCGGATCACGTTATCCAAACTTATTAGTGGATGATCGATCCATCACTTATACAACAAATGCCCATTGTATTAATCAGGCGTTGGGCAAACCCATCATACCGCCCCAATGATGATTTAGCACTTATGAACGACATTATGGAGAATGGCGTTACTGATCCTATTATATTAGGAGTTGGTGTTTGGAGCGGCCGTGTCAGATTAGACACCGGAAATCATAGAATATACTTAGCACCTAGACTTGGATTAACTCATTTGCCAGTAGTTGCTCGTGTATGGAATTATTGTAGTTTTACAAACAGCAATGGAGACCATGCATATGATTGTCAGTACATATCTGCTAAGAAAGAATGGCTTGAAGAAGAATATTATGCCAAGCCAAGTGATGTACTAGATGTAATGAGTCTTTTAACAAATACAATATAAACAAGTTGACAACAAATAAAGATCATGTTAGATTAAGACAATAATATTTGAAGTGAACAGGACAATTAGATGAAAGAATTACGGGTAGAAAAATATGAAGTTGCGCCTGGGCTATACATTGGTTCGGAGATTGGCGATATTAATCGTGTTATTAAAACTCTAATGAAGAAATGGGTAGAAGAAGGCGACGAAGATGCGTTTCGT